GTCCATCTGCTTCATTATATAGCCATTATCTTTCTCATCTTCCATTCTCTCGAATAATCCACCAGGAAGATTAGGTGTACTTATCATGAGTATATGTGGATTAGTCTTTGGTATGTATCTCTCGGCTACAGTCCGTGCCTCATCTTGATAACGAGTAGGGAAGAAATCTGCTTCATCTAACATGACTACTTTAGGATTTAGACCTCTGGCAGGACTCAAGTGATTAGTAGGAAATCCCTCTATTCTACAGCCATTCAATATGACTACTGATTCTTTAGTCTTGAACTCTGTATTGAATAGAGTTTTGATTCTACCGACTACTTTGTTAGTTAGGTCCTGATTTGCACCTGTGATGATTACTACAGACACGTCTACTTGTGAGTTCTTCCATACATCATCTTTGAGACAGTTCCATGCTATCCATCTGATAATCCATTCAGTGACACCTAATCCTGTTGCCTTCTTTACCCATAGTTTTTTATTATTCTCTAGTATATTTGTAAGTTCTTCCTCATAATCAAAGTATTCTAGTTTGTTTGGTAGTGCTTCCCAGAACTCTCTAAATGTGAGTCCTCTATACTGTGGAAAGTTGATAGATATTTCATCTTCATCTATTGGAATAAGTTTCTTTAGTATCTTATAATCATTATAAAAATTATCTTCCAGGTAGATACACCTTTGGTTGGTCTAATTTCTTCTCTGCCATCTTTCTTAAATGACTAATACCAAGTACAAGGTCCACCACATGAGATTTCTGTGTAGTTGCTCTTACTAATCTGTCTATATATGCAAGTGCTAGGTCATGGTTATTACTCTTTAGATGTGTACCAATGTTAGTCTCACATAGCTTAATAATTCTCTCTAATCTTCTTCCATCACTGTTTAGATTAGTCCAACTATCATTCAAGATTCTATTTTATAGTCGTAATCATGACTAATAGTAATTAATAAAAAAATTATCCTACTTTCGTAGGGATTCCCAATAGGGTAACATTGTAGTGATTATATGACTAGAGTATGCTTTCCAATTCTCATAGGTAGCGTCACATAAATCAAAATATGTTTTAGTTATGTCTAGTGTGACCATGTATTAATCGAGAATCATTACTATTTAAGGTTGTCGTCGTCTTGGATTCTTGGGAATGTTACTGCTATCATATCTGCATAGTCTCTGAGCCATTCTACTTCTATTACTTCTTGTTGGTGTGCTTCGTGGGTTGCTATACAGTCATATAGTGTTCTAGTGATGGCTTTTGTTACTAACTTCCAGACTTCATCTTCTGTGAATAATCTTAACGTCTTATTCTGTTCTTCAGCCATCTCTTTAGTATTGCATAGTGCGACCATTGTTTGAATACTCTTACTCCGTATTTTAATCTGATTCTGTATATGTCTCTTGGGGATAAATCTAATGTTGTACCTTTGTAATATGGGTCCATTACGTCTGTGCTGTTGTCGTCTGTATCGTGTCTTAATCCTAATGAGTGTCCAAGTTCGTGTATTAGTACATGAGTTACATTATATGTCTTGTATTTACTGTCTGGATATGCTCTCTCTAGTACACCTTTCTCTATTGCGTCACTTCCTTTGATGTGTCCACCATCTGTAGTCCAGATAAAATCAGCACAGAACACTATCTTACCTGATACACTACCCTGTCCTGGAAGATAAGCATAGGCTAGTACACTCTTTGCGTTTCTGAAATAATCATCATTCTCTCTATTATCAAATCTTATAGTTATGTCTGGTTCATGGTGTTCTCTTGCCATCCATACAGGTTTATACTTTACAGGTATCTCTAGGTCCCATGTGGTCATAGCTAGATTAACTGCTACTCTTAGTTTGTTTAGTGGTATTAGTTTGAGTGATTCGTGCCATTCTATGTCGTACCATATCACATCTTTATCCCATTTACCCCTCCATTCCTCTTGGGATTCTACAAACTCCACGTCTTTTGTCATGTGTGAGTACGCTATACAGTGAGGTTTCATAAAATAAAAAAGAAAGTTGGTATTAAAAGAGTGTTTTAGGCTTTATTATCGTCTTTGTGTTTGAGATAATCTGCACCTATAACGGCTGCTATTGGTGCCAATAATGCAATAGCCACAGTGTCATCAAGACCAACTTTATCGGTTGCTGTCCATAGAGCTACGAGTCCTGCATATAGACCGAGTCCTACATATCTTAGATTTCCATTAGACATAATTTTCTCTAATTTTACAAGTATTTAACGTTTATTATACTTAATTCTAGGTATATCTATGCTCAGGTCCTTACATTCCCTGTATAAATTGATGTTATGGTTCATTACTTGTGCAATATCTGTGAGACAATTTGGACAACTTCTTAGGTATAATGGATAACTCTCCTCAGTCTCGAAGAACTCTCTTACTTTTGGCTCTCTTAGGATTCCAATGCTGCCATATTTCTCTGAATAGTCCATTAATTGGGCTATCCTGGCAATGGTCTCGCCTACTTCTATGTTGAAACATGCTGTAATTTTCTCATATTCTCCAAAGTCTCGTCTTAAATCGATAATTCCTTTACTGTTCTCTATGTTTGCCCAGTCTTTAGCGTACTGTTCTAGTTTGTCTTCAACATCTCCTATCTCATTGTCTATTATCTCCTGGATTTTATCTGATTCATTATATCTATTCTTTAGTGTCTCTAGTGTAAGATGAAATTTGTTGGCTAATTTACTCATGGCTGTTAGGTACACATATTGTCTAGTCTCTTTTGGCTCTAGTCTGAATGATTCCTCTGCTTGTGTCTCCTTCTTCTTTACTTCTTTGGCTTTTTGTTCTACACCATTAATTTTAATATCGTTATATTGATTTTTCTCTAGAGTAATTGTAGGGTCATCAGTGTCTATTCTAGTCCACTTGTCACTCTCTAATTCGGACAGGGTGTCCGTTCTTGAATAGTTCTGTTTGTAAATGTCTGGAAGATTTCTGCGTATAGTTCTGTCACTAACTACTATACCTTCTTTATCTAGTTCTGAATATAGATAAGAACTAATCCCAGATACTTTAAGGTCTATCATATTATTCTCTATTTGATTCCTAATTATCTCTCCACATCTTGCTACATAGTCGCCAAGTGTATATTTTTCCCATTTATCATAATCGTTTTTAAATTCTGTTATGGTCTTTCGCCATTGTTTAAATAGAAAATCAACATCAGACATATTAAGCTGATATTTAACATTTTCAGTAAGTAATAAACATTTCGAGTAATGCTTAAATACGATAGTGTCTTACTAATATAGTGAATGTCTCAAATATTCACACTACATGACAAAGAAATATGTGAAATTTGCAAGGAACCTATGGTAGAATTGCAAGTTGGAAGATACAAATGTATTTGTTGTGGAGCAAAGTCTGATAACTATTAATTCCACATATTACTAGCTAATCTTACACCTATTGGTTTTCCATATAATTTTATGTTAGGATGTTCTATTATTTTATTAACCCATTTTGATTTGCTTACACGTTTGCCTATCTCATGTTCGTCTTTATCCACACATAATATCCATTTACACGTTGCAAATTCTAATTTGAATAATATGTTATCATAATAATTTATAGGAGAATTTTCTGTAAATTCAGGTTTTTCATTGTTTTTATAAATATTCTTTCTCCATGGTGGGTCAATAAATAAGAAAACATTTGGATTTTTGTAATGTCTTTTTATCACTGTTAAGTAATCTTCCTGTGTTATAGTACAAGTAGGAAATTTATCCTTTAATGTTTTTACTGCAAAATCTGACATATCATTTAATATGATATTCTCATGTTTATCTAATTCGACTGTTCTTCCCATACCTGCAAATACCTCAACATATACGTCTGAATTAGGTATTAATGGTTTAATGAATTCTGCTGTATGTGTAAGACCAGGATAACCTTTTATTAAATAAAAGGCATTATCTTTCTTATTCATAAATACACCATCCGTGTACTGGATGAGGCAGAATGGATGATTTGTAGCCAACTCCAATAACGGCTGGAATTTTTACTACCATCTGCATTTAGGGATTTATCCCGTAGAGCAGAGTTCTTATTTGTTTCACATTTTTGTGTCTTGTTTTGACTATTCCTCATATTTAATATATTAAAAAATACATATTATAAATCTTTCTTAAGATTTTTTATTATATATTCAATTACTGGCACAGTTACTGCATTACCACACATCTTGTATCTTTGTGTATCTGATATTTCTTTACCATCATCTCCGTACTTGGTCCAATTATCTGGGAATCCTTGAAGTCTCTCACATTCCATTGGAGTTAATTTTCTAATCTTCATACCGTCTTTTATTCCAAAATCAGTACCTGTTCCTAATGTCCAGGATTCTTTTCTATCCTGTGTTCTTTGTTTCATATTTGCATTTTTATTAGATAGATATATCATGGTTCGTTGAGCATGATTGTCAATCCCTTTCCAATAATTTGCGTCAATACAGGTTGCCCTTTCTAATTCTCTAAGATTTCCTCTATCATTTACGACTCCGACAAGTGGTTTGCTCATACCACCACTACATCCCAATGTTGGACTTATACCATCTGTATCATATACTCTTTCTGATTGAGAAGTAGAGTTAACATGATGTTTTATTTTTTGAGTAGTTTGTTGGTCATAGTCTCCGAGAGGAAATATTTTTCGGGTACGTTGTCCTCTAAGATTGCAGATAATGAAGATACGTTCCCTGTTTTGTGGAACAAAATATTTGCTGTTAATAATTTGCCATTGACAGTCATACCCCACTTCATCAAGGGTTCTGATGATGGTATGGAATGTTTGCCCTTTGTCGTGAGATAGTAAGCCTTTGACGTTTTCAAGGAGTAAATATGATGGCTTTTTTTCTTTAGCAATCCTTGCGATTTCAAAAAAGAGTGAACCTCTTGTATCATCAAATCCTCGTCTTTTTCCAGCGATACTGAAAGCTTGGCAAGGGAATCCTGCACAGATGATGTCGAAATCTGGGAGTTCTTCTGGTTTGATTTTGGTTGCATCTTTGTAGATTTTAACTCCTGGGAATTGTTTCCCATAAACTCGTCTAGCGTAGTCATCTATCTCACAGGCTCCTACTATGGTGTGACCCATATTTCTTAATGCTAAATCGAACCCACCTATTCCTGAGAATAGACTTAGGACTTTTAATGACATATATTACAATCATCTCTACTACACTTTTTACTTCCTATTGTTCTTGTATCACTCCAGGCTATATGATTAAGAAAATCAGTTAAGTCATACTTCATCTTTAATCAATCCCAAGTATTTAGATTCCATAGGTCCTTCTATAAGGTGTTTCATATTCTCAATCATGCTAACTATAACTGAATCCTTGCCAGTCATTTGGTCTATTTGGTCCCATGATATATTCATCTCTAACTGTATTTGGTGTCCTCTGACTTTGGTTGTGGCATAAGGAACAGCCTTTATTTTAAGTGGCTCTCGTAGTCTTGATGTTATCTCTTTTGTTTCGTGGAATGTTGATTTTTCCATTATAGATTCCCCTGCCAATTCAACACTAACACTTGAATATCTTTGAATAATGAATCCCAATCTTTCTCGTCTTTGAAGCCATGAATGTTAATGTAAAAATGCTTACCATCTGCCTTTGTTCTAGATACTGTGATGTCATTTCTTCTTTCTAATAGTGCAGCCTCTTGTTGTTCTCTCTCTTTTATCTCTCGAATGGCTCTATATTTCCAAGCGTCACTCATCTAGCAACAACACTCCCTCTTTGGAGTTCTACAAATACCACATAGTCTATCTGCGTCTGCTTTGTATTCTGGTATATGTGTCTCACATAATACTCTCTTTGATTCCCAAAAACCATTACAACCTTCTTGTAGTGTGCCTTTCATTCCACATTGTTTCAGTACATGGACCCAATTTTCTTTTGGATTATCACTATCTTTTTCATGTCCTCTATAATATCCATTTGAAACCATTTTATATGTTCCATCATCATTTCGTACTCTAAGCATTTTTTCACATATATTACCTCTATCTTCTGCATTACATTTACAAGGTGGTTGGCATTTACATTCACTCATAAGGCATTAACTCCTAACTGTAGGTTACTTATAATTTGGTTGACCTTATCTATTGCCTCATCATTTGATTCATCTAAAATGTCATTAGTATCTTCTGCTAATGTTAGACATTCTCTTACTATGTTTCTGAGGATTTCTAGTTCTTCATATATGTCTGTCATTCCATATACAACTCCTTTTTTGTATCATTTGGACCTTCCCACCACCACCATTTGAAATTATAACAATCTGGGTGTTCATGGTGCCATCTAAGTTGGTCAATGTTTTCCTCTGTTATGGGACAATCCCACATGGTATCTCCACATCTTCGACACTCAGCGTCCACTTTCTCTCCATTTGGATTTCGATTTGCTACTGGTTTGTAGCTGTTTTTTAATTTTGTAAATTCGGTTTGTTTCATGTATTCTCTATGTTATACTTCTTTATAAATCAACTCATTAATCTTCTTCGTCTATTTCGTCAGTTTTATCCCACCATTCTGGTGGCTCTACCTTGGGTTTTGGGCTAATATCTGGCAGAAATGAACAGCCTGATTCCTGGCACGATTTCCGAGGGTCTAACTTCATCACTAATTAATATGGTAATAGTTTCTAAAGTAAACTGTTCTATGTATTTATTCATGGTCGTGTTCATTCGCCTCTTTTTCCTCTTTATTCTCTCTCACTATATCTTCGTATATTACATTAAATAGATTGAATGTTTTCTTATCTTCCTTGCTTGGGTGTTTCCCCTTAAACGCTAGATTATACCATTGAATTATTCTGGCATAATGCTCCTCATAGATACCTACGTCATGGTCAATTCTAACCATGTTGACTCACTTTGTTATTGTAAGCGTCAAATGATACTGTCCAAGTTCCTGGCTTAGATGTGACCATTTTGTTACCTTTCTGCTCATACCATTGGTCCACGTTATTTCTTATTGCTGTGACAAAGCAGCCTGAATTAACTAGGATTTGTTCCTTAGTCTCCCAATGATTCTTTCTATCATCATAATAATAACAGTCTCTTTTAATTCCCATTGGGTCGTGAAGATGTCCCATCTGATATATGTCTGCTTCATTGTTAATAGTGAGAGCCTCTAATGCGTTCAGTGTCTTACCACCACCTGCACCATGATTAACGAATAGTGTTTTTTTCATCATACTCTTGTTTTTATAACGTATATCTAGTCTAAGAAATGCTTTACTGCCTAAGAATGTTAGTTTGTTATACTTGCAGTATCTTTTCATGTCTCCTTCTGTGACTACTCTACTCTTGTATTCATGGTTTCCCCACTGCATATACCATATTTTTTCCATGCCACAGTCATCAACATAGGTGTTATGTTCGTCTAATAATTCAGCACATTTCTCCTCAAAGATGTCCTGTTGTTCTGCTAGGGTTCTACTTCTTACAGCCTCATCTTTAAATCGTGGGTCTCCTGGGAGTATTAGGTCCCAATTATCTCCACCGAAAGATGTGAATCTGTATGGGTCATTTAGTATGTCTCTAAGTCGTCTGTCAAAAAGTTCATCTTGAAAATTCTCATTTCCGATATGTATATCACTGAGATTTTCCCAGTGGACTATTGTGTCCTTCTTATCTAATTCTATTGTTACTTTTTTGGAGTACAATCCTTACACACTACGAGATAATCATCTACTAAAGTAACTAACATATTTGATGATAGGCATTTCATACAGAGTCCTCTCATACAAAAAATTCCCCTGCTTCTAACTTGGCTAGATGTTTGGAGTATTCTTCCCATGCTCTATATGTAACTAGAAATTCTGTCAACTCATCTATTGATACATTCTTTAATTCCATTATTTTTCTTAGGTCCTTAATTGATTCGTGGTTGATTAATATATAGTCCATCTTTCTTCTTTCAAAATCTGCATTTCTTTTGAGTGTGGACAGTGTGGGCATTTCTAGAGTTCCATGAACCTTGCCATCTGATTCCAGGTATCTCTCCATCTTGCCATATTCAAACTTTACATCCACATTCCTCTCTCCATATTTTTGTTTGAATTTACTACTCTTAATGTTGACTTCTCTATGTACTCGGAACCCTGATTTAGTGAGTGATTTATGTATATTATCTTCTTTGTTCTTGCCACTTGTGGAGTGGTCTATCTTTTTGTTTAAGATAGATTTGGTTCCTCTAGGCAATTATGATAACTCCATTATTACATTTCAAACATTCAAAAACATAGACATCTTTCTCCTCTTGTCTCTCTATAGTCTTGGTCATCTTCTTGGCACAATTCTTACAGATACTATTCAAGCTCACAATCCTCACAGTAACCTACTCGTCTCTGTTTCTCTATGATTAGTTCATCTCTACATAACTTACAGAATTTTTTACCTCTCATTGTTCGTGTGCCTCATGTGTACAGTTACATCTATAACAACATTCTCTATCAATATGAGTCCCATTTTGGCATGGAAAACAGTTTAATTTCATTGTTTCTTCAAGACTCCCACCTTTGGTTCATATAGCCAACCTTTTGTCTTTCTTGCTTCAATGTATCTAGATATGGATTCATCACTATAAAATAGTTTGTGATTCTTCTCTAGTTCTTCTGCAAGGTCATGGATAAATACAAATCCATTCTCATCATCTTTAGCTAAATTTCTGAAACAATCTTCAAAGTATTCATCCTTGTTTGTGGAATGACCTCTTAGGTCCATTTGAGATATTCCTTTCTCTACTTTCATTCCGAGTGTTGATAGACATTCCTGGTAGAATCTAATCACATCCTCTACTATATCTGCTGTCACTTTGCTCTTGAATAACATCTTTGACCATGCTTCACATAGTCTTTGTATTCCTTCCATCTGTCTTGTCTGTATTGGTAGAGCTCCATCACTCTGTTCTATCATGGTAAATTCTACATATTTGTTGATTAATAATTCATCTGCCTCTGGTGTAAATGTTGGTCTAAGTGTTCTTAGATAGTTTAGTAGTCCTTTAAGCCATTGTGGGTCTGCCACTTTGTCAAGGTCTCCTCTCTTACCTTTTGATATGTGTAACATCTTGGCTCTAATTTGATTCTCTAATGCCTCATGTTTTAATCTGATTAGTAGGTCAAATCTAGACACTGTACTAGCGTCAAATGGTAGATTATCTATTATGGTTTTTCCCTCATTCCATCTTTCATTCTCTGGATTACATGAGGCTATTATAGCTGTCTTACATTCTGCATTTCCCATGTGACCACCTTTGTTGTATGTTGCTCTCTGCTGTTCCATAGCTTGGTTGAGTTTCTTCTGTTCTTGTTTTGGCATTTTGTCATATTCATCTACTATCATGTGTCCACCTGAATTCAATATCATGGCTCCTTGTCTTAGTATTTTCATACCGTCATAGTCATCTAGTGCAAACATAAGACCAACACCTGTGGCATTACTTCCATCCACTATACTACTTTTTTGTGTAATCTCATTGGCAAACTTTACTAATTCTGACTTACCTGTATCGGCTTCGCCTACTAGCATGAGGTGTGACTCTCTCCTATATCCTACAAAGTCTGAACCACCTAAGAGTGATAGATAGATTGCCTTCTTTTCTAGTTCTCTACCGTATATCTTAGGACAGAAAGAGTCTATTAATTTCTCCATATAGTTGTCAGTGTCATTCTCTGCCATCTCTTTAACTATAGATAACTCATGTGGTGTGAGAGTTACCTCTGCTTTTTCTTCCAGGTCTTGTACTGATATAGTGTCTATTATTAGTGCCTTCTCTCCTTCTACTTTTTGACCGTTAGCTGGTTCCTGTGTACTATAGATACCGATAAATTTCTTAGTTTGTCCACTTGCAATATTATTAGTGTCGTCTCCATGTAGGGTTGCTTTAATCATGACAGGATTATTGTTCTTTGCTTCTGATTCTAGTTCCTGAATTAACACTTTCTGGATATACTTGTTTGTGGTTAGGTCTAGCTTCTTTGGTGTTGGACCAATAATTATACAGTCAAATTGTATTACACTGCCAAGGTCAGTCTCTCTCAAATCTGATAGAGTGATAGTTGGGAGTTCACAGGTAAATGTCACGTTTATTTTACTAATTGATTCATTAAATTTTCTTAGTTGTTTCTGTCTATCATCTCCAGAGTATAACACATCTGCTTGTATTGGGTCTCTACCTCTTGCCAGAGTCCATCTTCTAATCCAATAATTATAGACTGCTCCATGTACAGCGTCTCTTACTCTCATAGATAGGTCGTGTTTAGAAGCCTGAATGAACTCAATATTATTGATAATTACATGATATGAGCCTTTGATTATTAGGTCTTTGAGGTCTCTCTCAGGTATAGAGTCTCTGAGTTCATCTTGATATTTACTAGCTGTTTTGTTATTACCATCTTCATCATGTGATGATATTGTGGCTGTCTGTGATATGAATCCACTAATCATTTCCTCTACTGATTTACCCTCATTCATGGCTGCTATCTTAAATTGGTTATATTCTTCCTTACTACCACTATATCTATATGATTTTGTATCTGACATACCTGTAAACAAGCTTTAAAGCTTACTGGTCTAACCTCCTTTTTTCCTCAAAATACTCTAATTCTTTATACATATTGAATAATTCCTCATCATTGTCATTCATTTGATTCTCTAGTTTAATAATCTTCTCTCGTCTTTCTTTGATTATTTCATCATAAACTTTCAATATCTCTTTATTCCCTGCTTATCCATTAATATTCTCTTTCGTTTATTATTTTTAGGTCTTATAGCTAATTTATTGTGACAACATGGACAGTGAATAGTTGGGTCTTTTATGTAGTATTCACATTCTTTACATCTTTTATACCCAAGTAGGAAGCTATTTCTGTCTGTTTTTCTTGTGTCATAATAATCATTAGTGTGGAACCCAATACATAGACCTGTACAGGGATTATTCAATATCTATGTACCTCTTTGTTGTGGGAATATCTTGGTTTCTTTCGTAGTTTGTATTTACATACAGTACAGTATTTGCCATCATAATCTGTCTTTAATATCCACTCCTCACAGGTGTTACAGTAATTATGTGTCTCGTATGATGTGTAGAAATTTCTTCTTACTTTCATTTCTTGTGTCTCACATATCGCCTTTTATTATTCTTTCTCTTTGTCTTTTTTGTTAGAAGCACAGCCACACAGAGTCTCATAAAATTCTCTTTCTTCATTCTAGTTAGACCTGTTCTGATATGGTCTAACCTGGTGTGAACTCCATTCTTTATTAGCATGAATCTAAATGGCATATCTTCTACTTTTGGTTTAAGTGCCTTGATGTACATCTGTCTGCCTTTCTCTCCCTTTGGATAGTTTGACCTAATCACATCATCATCAATATACCACAAGTGATGAAGTACAAATCCTCTCCTTCTGAACTTTTCATGTGTTACAAAACATCTGTTATCAAAAAATCGTATGGCTAGTTCTTGCATAATATCTGTAGCAACATCATTCAAGTCCTACTCTCCAGAATATATCATCTCTATTATCTGATAACCATTCCTTACTGTGTTGTAGAAAATCTTTCAATAATACTTCCTCCCACTCCACCAGGAGTTCTTCATTATTCTCGTTTGATTCTAGATAGATATTCCAATTTCTTAGACATCTGATAAAGTGATGATTCTGATAATAGTCCATAGAAGAAAAAAGGGTTGTGGTCAATTTTTTTCCTTTATTGCCTTGACCTTGGCTAGTTCGATAAGATGGGAAATTCCTGCATTTACAATCTGTCCGAATGTATTACTACTCTCAGACATTTCTGGGTGGGTTTTTTTGGCGTCCTCATAGGCTAGACTTCTCATTGATTCTAGTCCTAGTACGAGTTGCTTCATATCTTCTGATTTATCATCTTCGGATATTTTTACCCAATTCACTTTAGTCTCTGTGACAGTTGTAGCTACTGACTTTGGAACTTGTCCAAGTTTGCAGCCACCATCTTTGTCATAATGTGATGTGCCATTTTGAGCTTGCCATTGTAGAGTTATTACACCGTTGTATTCTTTCTCACGACAAAACATTGTAGCACCACATTTGAAACATGGTCCTGAATTTCCCTTATCTTTTGGTGGATTTCGTGCCATTATTGTAATACTCTATACTTCTCTTTATTTATTCTTTTGTATTCACGTTGGTAATTTCTATGCCAGGTCAATCTACTCTCTTTGGCACAATCTATACAAAAAATCTTTTGAATATTTCCTACTTCATCTCCACAGTTGGCACAGTTCATAATATTACTAAATCTACACTTACCACATCTGACTCGCTTCTTTGCCATTATGGTATTATTACAGTTGAAGTTACAACAGGTGGACATATTTCTCCTTAAGTAATCGTAGTTCATCCATCTTTCTTAATATTGTATCCTCTCGTTTTTTTATAAGTTTAGGTATGAAAAATTTATCTTTACTACACTTCCTAGAACAGTAATTCTTCCCATATATTTGAGTGAATTCAATCCCACAAAATTTACATTTTGTATTTTTATGTATTCTTGTTATTGCTTTGTATCTTTTATCTCTTTCGCATTTTTTTGTAATTTTACAGAAATCACAAAATTTGGTTGATAGTGATGTAACATCAAAATCATCTTTACATCTTCTACATTTTATTATCACAAATTATATTGTATCTTTATCTTTATTATTTGTTTCTAATTGTTTCTGGAGTTCACTAATTGCCTGGTCTCGTTTTGCTACCTCTTGTTTTAGTGCAATAATATAATCCATTAGGTCTACTATTGTTGGCATAATTTTTCTTAATGTTATATTATTTAAAGATTATGAATACCATATATTTCTGTTTGAACCATTGATTTTCACAGTGATAAAACCTGTACAAGCTGGATGGGTTGCTGAGAAATATGTAGTATAATTAGTTTTAAAATCCAAGTCTCCATTAATTTCTATTTGGTCGGCTGCTGTATTTCCTAATATAACATCATCATCAAATCTAACCTCATCATTAAATTCTACTTCTCCATTAACTTCCAAGTCTCCATTAATTTCTATTTGGTCTGAACTACTATTACCTAAAGTGGTGTTACCATTAAAAATTGAGTTACCTGTAGAGGTTATGGAGCCTGTAGTTATTTTTGTTGTTACAGTAACACCTGTAGATGATATATTAAATTCTGTTACACCAGCAATATCAAAATGATGACGTGTTGACGCAGGTACATTGTAGTGTAGATGGTTACCTGTTCCACTATCCACTGCTATTCCTCTATCTGTTGTTGCAAGGTCATCTGTTCCTGTTGTATCAAATAATAAACGGTCAACTGATTTTAAATCATAGGTGTTCATATCTAGATTAGTTCCTGCTTTACCTAAGAAATTAATAGAGTCACTTGTTGCGTCTCCTAAGTTAATTGCTGTTGTATTAACATTAAATGTTGTGCCTGTGAAAGTTTGAATTCCTGTCCATGTATTATTATCTGATAAAGATACACCACCACCACCTTGTTTGCCTATTGTGACTTGTTGCCATTTGTTGTCTGTTCCATCAAAAATGAATATGATATTATCATCATCTTCTATGTCAAAGTCATTACCATCTATTGTCTCAATGTTGCCAGTTGTTTTTAATGTGAGTGTCACACTTTGAGTTCCTTGAATGATTAATAATTGACCTGCGTGTTTAGCTCCAGTAATTGTTACAAGGTCATCTGGACCACCTATTGTCTGTGGTGCCACAATTACTCTAGATGAAAAATCATCCGTTGTCTCTCCTATATCTATTGCTCCTGAGGATATTGTTACAAGTACAGGATAAAATGCTATGGGTCCCATCATGGTTCCACCTGCTGTAGGTAGAAAATTAGTACCTGATGGACCTACATTACTACTACCACTTGTGCCTGAAAATGATGGTGTAGATATTGCGTCTGGATTACCAGCTCTCCTAATAAGACTATGTAGGTCAGCTTCCGATTTTGTATTATCTTTAATTCTCTTACCTATACGAGTTCTAGATTTTGCTATTCCTGTCATGATACAATCCTCTTGATACCTAATATGGTTCTTAAGAAATTACCTGCACCATTATTATTCTTGCTTATTTTGTATATGATTCTCTTTGCTACAAGTCTTATTGTATTTGCTGACCCACCACTATCTGCTGTTCTTGTATCTGCGTCATTGATTATTGTACTATCATTGAGGAAGAATGTCTCTCCATAATTTATATTGATTTTACCTGGTGTTGTGATGGTATATTCTTTATGTTGGAATTGTTCTATTTCTTTCTGAGAGTTGACTATTTGTGACAGTTGGGTTGCATTAGACACACCTGGTAATTGCATAGATGTAGGCTCTATTACTCTTGTTGTATCTGGAGCCGTTACAGCTAACAATGGTTTTGTAAAACAAAAACCGTCTATAGCTAATTTAATTGTGGCTGTTCCTGCAAAGGCACCTGTTATTGCCCTAGAAGCTTCAGGTTTGTATCTGCCCTCATTATCATATACTTCCTGCCATTGTAGAGATATTCTTTTAATATTTTTCCATTGAAAAACATTTAAGATTTCCAAATCATTAGTAAAAAGATTAGGTGCAATATTACCTAATGACCATGGTATTCTACCTCTGTATGGAGAGAATCCACTGAATGGTAGATTAACCTGTGTCCATAAATTATTAAATGGAATAACATAATCCTGTACAACTACATTATCTGATGTATCATATAGAGTACATCTCATTTTAAAATCTCCTTGTAGAGTCTGCCCAATAATATCTGTCCAATCAAACTTATTCCAGAATTGAATACCAGAAAGACTGCCCAAATCCTCTGCTTCTGAATTATTAAATCCAACATTACCTGAATGAGTAAGGTGCATATTATTCACATCAATGGTTGCTGGTCCTTTCTTTGTTGTATTATTTCCATATAGTTCTCCTAATGTGTTAGAATTATAAGAGTTCTCTGGAAATGGAAGTGAAAAATTAGCCCATGCACCTATCTTATAAAATCCATCTGTTACATAATTATAAATTCCAGAGTCAATGACAGTATATGAGTATTCATATTCTACTGCTGAATTATCTCCGTAAGTTCCTACTCCATCTGATGTTGAATTATATCCTGTTACATTACCTATTGATTCAGCTTTATGAAAACAATGATTTTCTCTTGCTGTTCCATTAATATCTGTCCACGTTCCAGACTGTTTCTCATATACTTTTCCCTCATCAATAACTGCACATCTCCAGGAATTACTTGTCTCGTATTTTACAAGCCATTCACTGCCATTATATTCTGCTATATTGCCTGAGAATGTCTTTCCATTAGAGTCACTACCTGAGAATCCAGATACACCTGTGCCGTTTACAAGACATCTAAGACCACGATAAACACCACCTGATGAAGCACCATATTTGTAAGAGTTACTAAAAGCGTCTGTTGTACTTTTAATATGCACCCATGTTTGAAAATATGTGTCATCTCTAATTACAAGATTACTGTCCCAGCAACCATGTCCTTTGTTGAGTCCACTTGGGTCACTACCTGAGGAAATCCATTCATCTGCTTTTTGATTAGTCCATAATGAATATTCATTACTTGTTCCTTGTATATCTTTGAATAATTTACTAGTCCAACTAGAATGAGGTGGTGTTGATGATGTACTTGTATTAGCTTCATAATGAGTTCCACTTTTCTGAACTCTTGCTCCTAATGGATAGGTTACTCCACTAATATGTTCTGGGTCTAATAGAAATGCCTCTAACTGTCCTGAGAAATCTTGTACACTGTTTGGTAGAGTTCCTATTCCTTTCTTCCCCCATGCTTTAACTACTGAGCCTGTAATACTATCTATGCCACCCTCTGTAGGAGATTCATTAACTGCCGTGCTATCTGATATTGTTACCTCATTACCACCTGTTGGACTACTGCCTGAACTAAACGCTTTAAATTTAATCTTCGTACTATCTGACGTATCACTATCAAAGTATAACTCAAAGAAATCTCCTGCTCCACCATTTGCCACACTACTTCCTAATCCTTCTACGACATCCATAAGTGCGTCATAAGCTTTCACTTCTGATACACCAAACTCATAATTATTTGCTGTCCATTGTGGAAGTTCATTATTTCCAGATGTGAGTGTGTCATGATTCTCAACTGTTGGTTGTGATGAACCTTTGGTGTCATTATAGAAATCAACTATATCTTTAGTTGTGGTGGTTGCTGATGAAAAATAAAATTGTTTAGATATATCCACATTTTGTAGATGGTGTTCTTGACCTAATAATTCAACATCCACTTTATATCCTTCTCCTGCGTTTTTAATTGGTATGATTCTATCTACTTCATAAATCTGTTCATAATCATTAGATGAGTCATCTATTATCTTTATTTTGATTTTATCAAACTGTGCTAGTACAGGTGCTGATGTTAGAAATTTACCATTCAGAGCATTGAGTGTAATCTTTGCTGATTTTATTTCTCCTGTTCCAACATCAACAAGTTCTATTTCCTCTATATTATCTGTTATTACTGTTGATGGTAGAACAGTAACCACATAGGAAAACTCGGTCATATTGCTCCATTTCTATATAATCGAGCTTCCCATACTGCTTTATTTTGAAATTCTTCAACATCTTTAACTATAAAATCATAGAGAATATATCCTATAGTTGTAGATGGTGTTAAATCTAATTGAGACATGTTATCATATCTGAGACCAAATCTGCCATAAACTAATGAAGAATTTGTCTTATCTTGTATCATCCAATTATTAAATCGGGCTATTGCTGTTGCTGAGTCTGGTGTTGTAAATGAACCTTTAATTGTAAGTTCTATCAGACCTAATTTACCATCTTGAATTTGTGATAGATGTCTATTTGGGTTTGGATGTATGGATATATCATTAATATAATGAACCTCTAGAGATTCAACAAATGACCTGTCGTCTGGATTAAGACTTGTACCATTGAATTCTACTATTTGGTTGGCTGTTCTTGCGTCTGATTCTGTATCTCCATTACTATCTATTCTGAATATACTAGCTGTACCTGCCATTATTTTACTCCTTGAGCTCTATCAAAGAGACCAATATCTAAAACTCTATCGGCATTATTTTTAATTAGATTACTTGTATTTGTACTAGCAAACCCATCATAATTACGGAATCCTTCAAACTGTTGTATGACTACTTGTCTATCTCCTATTCTAGTATTCTGTCTAGTTTGTCTGTCTAATTCTGCAAAGGCTTCATTCCTGGCGTCAATCTTTACACGTTTATCTAAGAATCCACCTGGTCTTTGAAGTTCTTTAATTATTGCTTCCGTTACGGGTTTTATCATAAGAGCTACAGCCAAAGGACCAGCTACACCTGCCACTCCACCAAGTTTAGTAAGCATACCAAGACCACCTTTACCACCAGACATGGCTGCTAATTGAGCCATATTCATTGGGTCTATTCCTACCTTACCTAATAATCCACGAATATCTTTCTCTGATACCTTTGATAAGTCTGGTGGTGGTATTATTTCTGATGTACCACTTTCTTTTTTAGTATCAATTTGTTTTTTAATAATATTCTCTATTTCTTGTTCAAAGTCTGGGTCTAATAAATTACCTTTATAACTATCATTCAATAATGTATTAGTGTGATTAGGGTTAGCTGAAGTTATTTCTACTGTACCAAATGCTACATTTATCATATCATTGATTAAATCGGAAATCTTACCCATTTAATCCACCTAACTTATAGAAATTGTGTCCCCAGTGATTCTTACAAATATGTCTATGCTTACCTTTCCCTCAGTTGGTTTTGACACATCATATTCTCTTAGAACACCTGTGGCTGCAAATGTCTTAGTGGCACCAGATACATTCTTTGCTACAATCTTCCAGGAAGTTGAAGTTAATGCTCCATTACTATCTGTGTTTCCTAATGTGTTTAATGATGAAAGTTCAGGTGTAGATACCAATAATGTGGCAGTAAACCAATGGTCTCCTTTCCCATAACTATAAAGGGATCCACCGTCAGTAGTTGCCACTCTGTCCTCAGGTCTGCCAATATGAAGATTAAGATTAGTTAATAGTATGTAATTATCAGAGCCTACTTCTAGAGTGAGTTCAGAGGCATTTACGATTTCAGTAATTTCTCCAAGATTAGCCATATAGTTGTATAGTTAGAATCTAGAAATAATAGAAGTAATAAAAATATTAGTCATTCCCAACACCTTGCACAAAGAATTTCATAACTTGTATTATCTACAACTATCCAATCAACATTCCAACATCTATCACATTGTTTTTTTGAAACAAATTTATTACATTTTTGACAAAGGTATGGAAAATGTTGTCCTTCAACGTTAGGATGTTCCAAATATTCTTCAAAATATTTATCACTTCCATATCTTAAAGTCATTTCTGTGGTTCTCCACAGTTAGCACACTGAAGTTTGTTGTTTCTTACAGGGATTACAAAGAGTACACCATCATGTGAATGTCTGCCTACACTTTTACAGCAATTTTTGACTTTACATTCTTTAATGAATTTATGTCCTTTTTTAGAGCATACTGAATCATATATCATTTCTCTAATTGTTAATTCTGTCATTATAGTATTCCCTCCATCTTACATAGGAAGCAATCCTGACCTAATTCTCCACCATGTCTATTACACTTTGCCAATCTATCTATCTTGTCACGCACTCTGTCTGATTCTTTTTCAGCTTGTTTTGGTGTTTTGATTTTCTTAAGATATGATGGATAATCTATTTGGTATTTCTCACAAAGATATTCTTGATAATCTTTGAGATATTCCAAAGTTTCAATATCTTTAGTCATTATGATAATCCCTCTCCAAGTGTTTTCATATAATTACACCAATGGCATTTTTGAACATCATTAAATTTTTCTTTTTGTTGAGTGTGACATTTAGGACAACAATGTTCAGTTGTTATTTTTGGTAAATCTTTTCTTTTTTCTTTTGGTAGAAGTCTTTCTGAATCATAAGATATTGTTACACATTTTGATGGTATATTACCCCACCCACAAAGTTGGCATTTCATAATTTCTTTTTCCATAATTCTACTACGTTGATACCAAATATAAATCAACTCATCAATTTTTGTTGATAAAAAAATAAAAAAAGATTGACCTAATCTATTCCGAAGACTTGATTAAGTTTTTCTTCTGCGTCTGCTCTATCGATAAAGTGCATGTTTGGACACTTGTCGAATCCACAAGGTAGCACTTTGTCGTACATTATTCCGAATTGAATTTGTTTCATTCTAATGATAGTATTATTTATACCATATTTAAATCATGCTCTGATTATCACTTTGAATTTAATTACTCTACCTTTCACTGTATCTCCTTTGAATTGTTGTGGTAGGTCCATTATTTGAGTAATCTCTGAGGACTCTGCTAATCTGGTTGATTCTGCTCCACCAGGAGTTCTTAGGTCATAGTTTGTCTCTAGTTGATTGATTATAGATTTAGTGAAATCATCAATGTTCTCCTCAGTCTTTGGTCCATCTTTTGATTCTACGACAAATATGATTTTAATTCTAAAGTCGTACTCTTTCCCTTTTGGTATGTTTCCACTAACAACAGCGACATTACTTACATTGGCTACAAGGTCGTCTGATGTTACCCATACTCTAGGAAGTGGTGGTTGATTTATTCCCTTAGTTGTTGGACTTCCAGCTTCAATCTTTCTAAATTTGGTCTTATCACTAGGTGTACTATCCCATAGATTAGTTGTATCATCTTTTAGTATCTCAACTATCCTTTCTTTAATTCCAAAAAAATCTATAGATGTCATTCTAGAACTTCGCCAACGTTAAGCGTCTTAATATTACTATAAAATATGGTTCCTGCTGCCAGTGAATACTTTGCCTGTATTTTCCATACTCCTGCGTTGTCGGCAAATATGGCTGTTGTTGTAGCAAATGACCAGATACCGTCTGTTCCACCATCTGCATTTGTAGCTGTTGCTGTGTGACTACTTACTAATCCATCTGGGTCCCTGAGATAAATTGTAATTGTAGAAACGTCATTTAGGTCAAGAATTGTATCAGTGCCATTACTTCTACTCTTGGCAGTTCCTCTAATTACTGTACCTATGTCGTTGCTGGTTATTGTGATTAATGTTCCATTAGCCATTATTCATCATCATTCACTATGAAATCTCCAGAATTATAAGAAGTTAATTTTGTCATATCATCTATATCTTCCAATGATATAGTGATAAAGTTGTTAAGTGATATTAGACTTGTAGTAATGAAATTACCAAGATTATAACCTAATGTTATGAGTTTTAATCTACTAGCGACTGCATTTATTCCAACTGTGTCAGAGATATATTCTAATAATCCTCTGTATTTTAGTGATGATTCTGTTAAATTAATGGTCTCTCCTATATTTCTTACTTGATTTCTTAGTCTGTTGAATGTCTCAGTAATACCAATAGTAGATGAGATATTCCTAAACATGATTCTGGTTCTATTGAATGTCTCAGTTACACCAATTGTATCTGATAGATTTCTAAACATAATCCTGGCTCTAATCATACTCTCTGTGGTGTCAAGTGTCTCATTGAATATTCTTACAATATCACGAAGTCTGTTGAATGATTCAGTAATACCGATAGTAGTTACAAATGTGTGAACAGTTCCATCTATTTGGTTTCTAAGACTGGATAATCCTAATGTTGATGATATGTTTCTAATAATTTGGAGATTATCAATAAGGTAGAATCCTGTGCCATCTTCTAGTAGATATGAACCAAGTCCAGATTCAAGATCATATATGTTCGCATCTCTTACTTTCTTGATAAGTGATGTCTGGAGATTAACTATCTTTTGAGTTACGTTATAGATAAATCCTGTTGTTTTTTCTTTGGCTTCTGTTAATCCAATAGTAGATGATACATTCTTAAAGAAATTCCTTAATCTGTTTTGTGTGCCGACAAGACCTATTATACTGTTAATGACCTTAGTTGGAATATCTTGTTTGTAGAGTACACCATCTTCTGTGAGGTAGGACCCTGAGCCATCTTCTAACGTATATACATCAAAAGTAACCTTTTTGTTTAATACTCCCTCTAGTGATACCAGGAATTGTGTTGCTACTTTTACTAATCCTGTGAATTTATTACTTGATTCAGTTACACCAACATTTGATGATAGGCTTCTAATTATTGTCTTAATGTTGTTCTTTGTCTCAGTTGCCTGTATTGTTGTGTTTATTACTTTAGTTGGAATATCCTGAAGATAATTACTACCTGATTCTGTTAGATAGTTCCCTGTTCCATCTTCAAGGAGAAATTGAAAACTCAATTAACTCACTTATATCTCGGTCCATGTTCCGTCATCTAATAGATAATGTTTATTGGTATCTGTCTCCTCAAATACTGCTCCGTTTTGTACTTTTGCATCTACTACTGCTACTGTAGTTATATCAGAACCTAATACAGTAAGGTTTGTTCCAGTAGTAAAATCTCCAGAAGTTGTATTAAATAAATCCACTCTAGTGATTGTTGAAGCAGAAGTTGGCGAATACTTGAAAACAAACTCCATTCTATTTGGCGAATTAGCACCATCTGTACCATTATCCACATAACTTAATATTTGTAATTTGTCCTCTCCAGATACATCACATACATATGAAACTGTAAATTTATCAGTTGCAGTATCATGTGTGTTCTCTATTTCAGTCATTCGCCCTGTGAATGTAGCGCCACCATTATTGTTTCCTCGTCTATTATATACTCCACTACCTGTACCAGAATCATCATTAAAAAGTAATCTTCCATAAGTATTACCACTTGTTATGACACTTGTAATAATCTGACTAGTTGTACTTGCTGTCATGCTTGTGATGTCACAATCATCTCCTGAATTTACAGTTGTTGAACCAGCTTTACCCCAAACCATTAGTCATGACCCCACACTTTAATGAAACTGCCTGTGTCATAACTTCCACTAGCATCATTGTTTACTGTAATTCTTGTAATTTGGTTAGATGTGTTATCCCATTTAGCAACCCACCTAGCTTTTCCTACTCCATCTGCTGCTCCTGCTGTATCTTGATTTACAACATGACCTGTTAATAATTTTTCCTCTGTAGCATTATTAATCACAAATGCGTTATAAAATGCAGGTTTTGATTGCCATATCCATGTTGAACCCTCATCTACATCTACTGCTGTAGTTACTTCCGTATTATGCTCATGCCATCTCCAACAATAATTACTACCACTATCATTATTAAATCTCATTTTAACATTTGCATCTCCTGAATTTTTCTCATAAAATTGAATCCATAGATATTTCTTAGCAGTAAAAGTTCCTGAATCTATTTGGTCACTTGTGCTAGATAATGGAGTAGATGAATCCAACCTTTCCCAAAAGTTATCTGTGTGGGAATCATCTGGATCCCAACCCAACACAACTACCTCAGTTCCTGCGTTCCAAGTTCCACTACTTTTTGTCATGTCAAATGATGTTATGGCATTTGATGTTTCTATCCATTTGGATGCTGATTCAGTTCTATGTGGAACTGTACCTGTACCAGAACCAGCAGATTGAACTGTATGAGCTACAGATAGTTTTTCTTTAGCAGCTAAATTAGATATATATTTTATAGTAAGTGTTGGTTTATCATCATTTGCATAACTCCAAAAATCTGTTACTTCATTACCTCCAGCACTATTTGTACCATAATTATTTTGATAATTATAACCATAATTACCATTGGCTGAATTATATCTTAATCTACACGCTGTGGTATTTGAAGCACCAGTTGAATAATATAATAACATATAATATCGCTTACTGTCAAAACTAGGAAGTGTTGGATTACCATCTGATGAATCTAATGTAACTCTAGATATTTCTTTCCAACCACCTTGTGTTCCAGATACTGGATTAAATCCTGATGTACTTGTTCTCTCTGTACTTGTTCCCCTAATACGATTTCCTGCTAACCATTCTACCATGATAACTCTACCTCTTTTCCACAACTACAGTTAATAAAGATACTAGCATACTCATTTCTTTGTGTCATACTGTTACCACATTCACAAGTTCCCTTTTTAAGATGTGTATAATTCCAACATGGTTCACAGTAGTGATAGTTCATTACTATGTAATTATCATATTCATTTGCAGATAGATTTACTACTCCACATTTATCACAGGAATATTTCTCCCCCTCGTTTAGATGGTCATAGTATTCTTGGCTCATATTCCTACACCATTTCCTGAATTATAAAGTCTTGATATTTCATCTGTAGTTAGAGCTCTGTTCCATATACTTGCTTCATCAATTTTTCCATCAAATACTTCACTTCCAGTTGAAGAACCACCTAATGTCATATTAGCTCCTGCAATACTATGACTAATTGTAGAAGTACCATCTGCACTACCGTTAAGATAAATTGTCATTGTTGTACCACTTCTTGTTAATACTACATGATCCCATTCACCATCTGTACCTGATATAGCAGTATCAGATGCAAGACTTCCACTAGAACTCCAATACATTAATTTTCTATCTGCACCATTTACATAAAATTGAACACCACCTGTGTATCCAGATGCGTAATTATTAAATAATAATCTAGCACCTGATGTAGTAACTTCCGAATTAATCCAACAAGCCATTGTAAAATCTGTTGTTCCTGATAATATTGTATCACCTAAATTAATTTCTTCATTAGACCCACCTGAAAATTCAAAACATTTACCAAGCTTACCTGTAGCATTTTGGGTAGCTCCTGAACTTCCATTAGTTCCATTTATTCCATTTCCATCTGAAAACCCATTTGCTGTTGTTGCATAGTTAGCAGGATTACCTACTGTTTCATCTAACATAAAATATGCTTTACAACCTGTTCTAGATATACCAGAAGATGAAGTCCATTTATCAACAGGTGCTGATGTTACACCATCCCAAATTTTTAAATCATCTATTGATATATTCCAAGTTCCACCACTTCCATTATCATTCATTCCTTGAACACATAAATTATCTAATGCGTTAATACCTGATGATATTGTTTGTGTAACTGTTGCAATATTTGTTGAATAATCTGAATCAGAAAATATGTTTAATGTTACACTTGTTGATGTAGTTCTTTTTAATTCTATATAATATGTTCCTGCATCTGGAACAGGATCACTCCCTGCTGTATGTACTACAGCTTGATACCATGTTTGATTTGCTGGATATACTAATCTAAATTTATTATGATATTGTGATAGACCTACTCCTAATCCGTATCTAGTATCATTAATTCCTGTAGCACCTGTTTGTGAAATACCTAATGCTACTGAGTTATTTTCACCAGTTGCCTTTGTATTAATAATAAGTTTAAATCTAATAACCCAAGCAGAATTATCTAATGCTGTAATAGCTCTCCCTGCTCCATGATTAGTGCTATTTCTAATCAAATCTCCAGTTAATACTCCACCTGATACTCCTGTGAATCCACCTACATCAGTCCAACCATCTGATGAGAAATCATCTTCAAGTGTTGGTGCTGTTGCTGTTTCAAACCAATATCTCCTATCAGTATCTGTTTCTATGTATATAGAGTTGTCTTGTACGTCAGTTGGTTTAGTATCACTAGCCACTCCACTTACCCTCTTTGAATCTAGATATTTAATGGTCATGTTGTTCCTTTCTCCTTCCAACCACCATCTTTTGCTGATGTTACTCCATCATATATTTTCAAATCTTCAATGGTAGCTACAGTTGTTCCTCCACTTCCACCATCTGATAAGTTGGTTATCAAAATATTATCAAGACCTGTGTTACTTGCTCCAGAGGCGATGGTAAAATTCTTTGCTTCTTCCAAATCTGAAAATTCAGAGTCATTATACAAACTACAAGTACCTGCTGTTGCAGAAGTTCTTTTTAATTCAACATAATATACATCTCCGTTTGATGGTGTGGTTGTCATATCTGTATATGCTAATCCAAATACTGTATCAGTTGGGTGTGATATAGCATACTTAGCTCCACCATCTGAGTATGTCCAAAACATAATAGCATCTCTACTAGTGTTAGTAGTATCAGTAGCATTAGAAGTATCTGTTACACCAATATAAACACCTGTTGGGGAACCAGAATGTGATGTTAAATTAAACTTAAATCTCATAACCCATGCTGTATCTGATAATGCTGTAATTGGATCATAAGATTTGGCTATTGCACCTCTAGGGAATGTTCCACCTAAAGTTTGATTAGTTGTATTAACTTCTACTCCACTACCAACATCTGTAAAATTATCTGATGAGAAATCATCTTCATGAGTTAAATTACTGACTAATTTAGTGTAAATCTTTCTAGTATCTGTTTCTTCATATCTTGAACCATCTGGTACGTTGGTTGGTTTAGTTTGTTCTTCTGAAATAGTTGTAATAGTATCTCCACCTGTTGCAGTTATACCACTAGATGTTTTATATCTTATAATTACAATACCCGAACCACCATCGAATCCTGCTACATTATCAGGTCTTTGTCCACCTCCTCCTCCACCTGTATTAGCTGTACCAGTAGTTCCTCCATAATTACTAGCTCCAGAATTACCAGCTCCTCCGTTACCACCTCCTCCAGAACCTCCAGAGGCATTATTATCATCTGCACTACCTCCACCACCTCCTGCGTAGTAAGTTGCAGTACCATTAATTGAAGATTGTAAACCTATACCACCAGCTCCTGCTGCATTACCTGCTGTTGCTGTTCCACCAACTGCTCCAGCACCTCCACCTCCACCAGCTCCAGAGGCACCACTAGCTCCAGTTCCACCAGCATAACCTTGACCACTTGTTGCAGAACCACCAGTAACACCTGAACCAATAATTCCTCCAGCTCCTCCACCAGAGCCTCCATCTGAACCATCATCTCCATTATTAGGTGGACTTATATATCTTCCTCCACCTCCACCTCCAATAGAAGTTAAAGTATCAAAAACAGAATTAACACCATTTGTACCTTGACCATTAGCTCCAGTATTATTAGAAGAACCTCCAGCTCCTCCAGTTCCTACTGTTACAGTATGACTTCCACTAGAACCTGTTGATGTTGATTTGGCTACAGTACCTTGTAGTAATCCTCCAGCTCCACCACCACCTCCAATTCTAGCTCCTCCACCTCCACCTCCAGCAACAATGAGATATTCTACATCTCCACTTCCTGCTGTGATTTGGAATGTTGAGTTTCCTGTTGATGTAAATGTGTGAACTTTGTAAGATGTACTCTTACCCTGTAATCTACCACCAGAGTGATATGAAATGGTCATGCAATTTGAACCTCAACGGCTGCTCCGTTTTTCCATATCTTGGTAAATACTCCTTCGTTGTTAGCATCAATTTTTTTAATGTAAATATCTCTATCTCCTGAACCTACTGTACCAAATGAACTTGCTGTTCCTGTATATGTTGTTGTGGTTGTGTTTGAAAAGGCGTGTACTGCTGTTGCACCCCCTCCACCTGTTCCCCAGGCTAATCCAGTTGCTGTAGTGGAATCTGCTTTTAGGACTTGACCATCTGTTCCAACTGCTAACCTGGCATTTCCTGTATCATAGGTATATACATCTCCTTTTGTGGTTAATGGAGAAGCGTCAACAACTGCCCAAGTATCGTCTCCTCTGAGGAATGTAGTAGAATTTTTAGTACCTGTTGCTGTTAAATCTGTGGTTGCGACTACATTACCTGCCAAGTCTAATTTAGAATAATCTATGGCTGCTGAGCCATTTACGTCTGCGTTAACTATTACACCTGTTCCTATTGCTGTGGCATTACCTGTAGATGTAACATCTCCTGTGAGATTAGCGTTAGTTGTTACTGTGGCTGAATTACCTGTACAACTTGCTGAACTTCCTGTTGTGCTTTGGTTTAATGTTGGGAATGTACAGTTTGTGAGTGTACCACTTGCTGGTGTGCCAAGTGCTGGTGTTGTAAGTGTTGGACTTGTAAGGGTTTTATTAGTAAGAGTGTCTGTAGATGAAGCTGTGATTTTAGTGTCTAATTGAGTCTGTGCGTTACTGCTTAATGAATTGATATATTGGAGTTCTGTTGATGATACTGAGCCATCTGCTAGTTTAGTTGCGTCAATACCTGCACTTGCCTTAATATCTGCGTTCTCAATGTTTGTTATACTGTTACCTGTTCCATCTGCGTCTATAGTTTTGTTTGTAAGAGTATCTGTAGATGAGGCTGTTATACCACCAATATAGGTCTTAATTTGGTCTATTGTTGCTTTTTTAGATACAGGTGTTACTGATGGATTATCAATAATTGCTACTAGGTCCTCTCCTGCTACTGATGTTATGGCACCAAGTGCAGAAATCTTAACATCTACCATTAGTTACCACCTAATACAATATTAACTCGTTCAGTATGAAAGATTTTAGCGTCAATACCACCATGAGACTTACTAGGTGTGTTATTAATGCGATTAAGCATTTCAAACATCTTCCTAAGACTCATTGATTCTCGAAAGCGTGATTTACGAATATCTTTAGGGTGTCTGAAGCTGTCTTTGCAAAAGATGTGAAGCTAAATGAACATAATAGTTTAGTTGCTGATACAGGACTAGAATTATCATGAATTACTCCTTGTTCTACGTCTGTATCATTCCATGAGGCTGCTGAATAATTAACTGAGTATGATACTGCGTCTGTGGCGTCTCCAGTATTATCTGCGTCTCCTGTATCATTTGTTTTAGGATAACCTGATGTAAAAGTTTGTCTAGAGTTACTGATTTTACTACTTCCACTCACATCAAACTGATTGAATGTATCTGTCTCTGCTTCTGTATATGCTGTGGTTCCCATTTCAAAATAACCTGTTCCTGAGCCAGTTCCACCAAAGTCCTCATTAGTGGCTGCTGATTCTCCTGCTCCTAATTTAGCATAATAAATTTCTCCGTCATTTGTGACGAGATTATGGGTATAGTCAAATTCTTTAATCATTTCTTGTTTGCCTGATGGACTAAATTCAGGGAATGATAACACTCTGACAACATTGTCAGTTCTTGCTTGGTCAGATAGGTATCTGGTAGAATCAGCCCAAGATTCAAAAGACTCATTTTTTACTTCATTAATTCTATTAGTTAGATTCCATGAGTTAGGTAATTGAAACATTCTATTCATACTCACTGTTTTTAGTATAAAGAGAAATAATATTTACCATAACCTGTACACGTCCTCTTGTCTATATCTATCGTTAAATCTTTGAACATCATAGGAATATCCCTCTACACTTCTTTCCTCAATTACACCATTAATTGTATCTATGAACATATCTTTCCAGAATTTAGCTGTTTCATTATCTCCACGCTTTCCTCTGAATAGTGAGCATACATAGTAGTTTGCAGCCATTTTAACGTCTGCCAGGACATTTGGAGATTTTAATGGTATTCTCTCATCATGTTGTTTTAGTATATTGTCAACATGTTGGTTGGCTACCTCTCCAAATGAGTTTAATAGTTCATCATCTACTGTATCTGTTATCTCTATGTTCAATAGTTGCTTACATTTGTTAATTCCGAAGAAATTACTCGCCATTACTCATAGAATGAGTGAATTAACTAAGAGAATTAATAAAATTAATTGATTTTTTTGTAATTAGGGATAATATTAAACATCTCTCTAAGTTCCCACCAAAAATTACTGAGAAATTCAGCACTTGGTAATTTATCTGCCATAATTGTCATTATTATTGTATTATTTAAAGATAAAAAAAGGGTTGTTACCCTATGATGTTGCTCTTACGTCAAAATTGACTTTTTCTGAGTCATCTCCGACTTCTATCTCAACATAGTAATCTCCTGCTGTTTGGTTACTTGGAATACTCCAAGCCCAGACTAGATTATCTACATTTGGAGATATTGTGAGCCTTTTGTCCTTGATGGTGTCATTTGTGTCATCATTTACGATTTCATAATAGAGATACCTTTCTTCTGTATCAACTACTACATAGAAATACATAATTTCACTTTGGTCAAATCTATCTTCTTTGTCTGAATCGTTATCAGTTGTGTAGAAATCAACAATCTCATCATCTGCAACTGTTGATGAAGTAGGTGCTGGTGTTACTTCTAATTGAATGATTTTATTATTCAAAGTAGATACACTAAGACTTATCTTATTGAGTCTGTCTTCTAATGCTTTGATGTCACTTGTATTTCCTATGATGTCATTTTCATTTGATTTGATGTTAATAGATTCTTCAGCGTTCTCCACTTGTCCTTTTATCCACTCCCATTGAGCAGACTGTTGATAAGTGGTTATGATAAAGTTCTGTTCTGTATCAAGGTCAAAGTTTTCTTGTGCTGGATTGTATGCTAGTGCCACAATTAATGCAATTACGGCTACAGCTCCAATACTATAAACTTTATATACCATTAATCTTCTCAATTTTACTACTATTTAACTTTATGTGATAAATCATTCATTTTATCTAGGCTCCTGGCAAGATTTAGGTTCACACCTATCATAGATATGAATACTCCACCTACTACTAATAATACGGCTGTCTCGAACTGCATGAAAAAACTTGAAAATTAATGATTAAAAAAAAGAGATAAAGGAGTGGTTCTAATCGGTTGTACTAATCCTAACAATACTGCTAGAATCAATTACACCTGCTTTAGTTCTCCAGGTTGTATTTACTCGGACTTGATTATCTTCGCCAACTTCGTGCATTTTAACAGTTACATCACGTTTAATACCGATTCCGTATGAGTGTTTTGGAACACACATGTATGCGTTAACGGCATTGTTTGTGGTGTTGTTTTTATGCTCTACTGCGTTAGTAACGATTAGTTGAACTCCCATAAATTGCTCCAATTCGGCTTTAAGCCAAATGTCTGGTGCGCTTCTGGTTGCTAAACTTGTAACGTTAGTTGATGTTATTAGTTCCCGCCACTGTTGTGGGTCGAGGAAGCAAATTGGTTTAATTCCGCCTCTAAGGTATCCTTGATTTTCAAGATATTCTCTACCAAATGCAATACCAGTCTCGTCCATAGCCATACTAGCTACGTCTGAAGATGTAATAGTTGCACCTGTGTCGCCTCTAATCCAGAGTCCTGGAGTTAGGGTTCCTTCTGCTGAGATGGTGTCTAACATGTCTGTTGCAACGAAATCTTCGTATGAGGCAGCACTTCCTTCGACGATTGCTTGTAGCAAATCGAATGGAGAATTTTCAATTTCATCAAAGTCTCCGACTAGATATACACCAGTAATGGTGCTTGGAGTTACTTCGATTGAAGTGAAAGTTTGTGTTGCTTCTGAAGGTGTTGTACCGACAGTTTGGGACCCATTTGCAGGGATACTTGTCTTGAAGAATCTAGCTCTATCCATTCCAGCTTCAATGCGTTTAGTCTTTGCAAATTGGAATACTGGTTTGAAAGAAATTCCACCAGGAACAATAGCAACATCAGTGTCTAAGTCCTGTGTTGCGTGTGTGCCACTAATAGATACGGCTTCTTTGAGTTGTAGAGGAGAGTCTCTGAATGATTCAGTTACTGCTCCTGCTCTATCTCTAGTTTGTTTGGTGTTGATACTTCTTAGGGATTCTAAGGAAATATCGAACTCAAACTTACCAAATTTTCTCAAAGATGGAGCCATCTGTTCAGCGACTTGAGACCAGGTCTTATGACCGTCTTCTAAGCCTACTTGTGCAGATGGTTTCTTTTCTGCTAGAGCCTTTATGGATTGTTCGATTGCGTTAAGTCTCTTACTATTCTCTGTTGCGATAGAAGTATTAGTTTGTCCAATATCTCCTGTCTTATCAGAGCCATTTGGTTCACATACACCAGAGTCAGCGTTTAAACTGTGACCTTCTGGGCATTGTGTTCCCTCAACTTCTTGGCTTCCACCAACGTCAGCTCCTGATGAAGCTACGTCAGCTTGTGCGTCTGTAGTTTTTGGGTCTCCAAATGCAGATTCTTTTGCTACGCATTCGCCTTTTGAAACGTCAAATGTTTGTCCTTCAGGACATTCGTCCTGTTCTTTTTTGTTGTTTTCACAATCGCAAGGCATGAATAATCTTTAAATAGTGATTAGATAAGAAGTAACTATCATAATTTAAAGTTTATTTGTTTTATTCCAACCACGATATGCTTCATCTGTCTCACATTTTAGACATGAACCGAAAAAGCTTGGTTTGCCACATTTATCACATTGGTTTATCTCTCTTAAATAATCCTTACCACTAAATGATTTCTTTAATCCATTAATGAATCCTTTAATGGAATTAACAATCATGGAGTGTCTTTATCTCCCTGTTGAAGAAGGCACCCTTACTACTTGCTCCCTCGAATGAGTCAAATAATCTCTCTGATACTCTGCAAAAGTGATAAGTCTTATCGTTTAGTATTATGTCCATCTCTCTGCTCTCTCTATCCCATACTACATTACCTATAAATGATGATGAATGAGTGAATGATTTAAACTCTGGATTTCCTACTGTGTCTGATTTCTGTCCACTATTTGTAGAATCTTCCATTAGATAGTGTTCTACTTCTTTCCAGGAATCATCAAGAGACTCTACAAATTCAAATCGTTTCTTTTTCTTAATATCTGCTCTTGCCTGTGGTCCTGCTAGATTGACTCCTTCGCCACATTTTGGGCATATTGATTCTCTTTCTGGGTCTATACCATTGATTATTTCTACATCATATTGGTCTGTTACTTCGCCATCATTATCAATGATTATTACATATTTACTAACTGCTTTTTTAATATCATTTACTGGTTTATTATCATCATCTAATAATACCTCGACTCGGTTTATTCTTTCAGGAAGTGGTGGTTGTTCACTCATAATCCATGTAACTCCTTGTAAGCATTTAGTAATTTTTTCATAGTCTCTGGACTAGCTAGAATTTTGTTTTTAGGTAGATTACCAAGTACATAGGCATTTAATTCACTGTGGGATTCATTATGATAGATAGACTCCTGTGATTTTCTATTAGCAGATAATATTTCCTCTGCCATAGGAGATATTGGGTGTCCTCCTCTCCTCATTTTTTCTCTGTAATTCCTCTCTGATACATCATTTCTATTCTTAGCGTCTCTATATGATTCTGCATAATGTGTAGGAGCAATTCCTATATTTTTCATCTGTTCTCTAAACTTCGTAATTTTTTCAGGAGATTTCTGATTGATTTCATGCCATCTAGCGTGACCTATTTCATGGTAAAAATTATGTTCAATATTACCTTGAGCTCTACTATTTAGATTCACTGTAAGAGTTTTAGTAGTTGCATTATAACTTCCACCTCTCCAGTTGTGAGATTTTACAGCTCTACTTTGTTTAACTATTAATTTATCAACTAAATTCCTATGCTCATCTGGTAAGGCATTCCATGATGATTTTACTCTATCACTCATCATACTACTTCCTGGATTATCTATTACTGCTTTTTGAATACTAATTTTTGTTTTATCATGTATGAATCCATTAGTGTTCTTTGTATGTGTGTTAGGTTTCATTGGTATGTGTGGTAATCCTAATTTTTTATCGTTTATTTCAACATTATCTAACTGTTCTTTTTTTAGTTCTATTTGATTTTTTATTCCTTTAATTTGTTCTGCTGATAATCTATCAGAGTAATCTTTTATAAATTTCTCCTCTGATTCTATTTTATCTCTAAGTGTGGCTTTCTCAGCTTCTACTCTATAATTTGGACCACTTGGTCTTAATTCTTGAGGTATCTCTGAAGATGGTATATTATCAGTATCCTTTTGATTTTTCTTCTTTAACTCTTGTTCTCTCTTTGCCCACCAATCAGCTTGTTTTTTCTTCTTTTCTTCTGGAGATAATGTTTGTGTATCTTGTTTTTTCTTCCAATCATCATATCCAGGACCTTTAGTTACTTTTGGTTTATTATCATCTTGTGGTTGGTCTTTAAGAAATTGTTTAACAACATCATCTTTATTCTGTCCTGGTTTGATAGGGATATGAACTCCGTTAACGGTTATCCATTCAGGTTCTTTTTTCTTAGTATCATCTTTTTCTAGTTTTTTTTTTCGTGAAGCTTACCACAATCTTCACAAACTTCAAGATTTAGATATTCTAATAGATTCTCTACTTGTGAACTAATTTTATGATAATTTGTATAGTCTGCTCCTTTAGTGTATTTGTTATCATGGTGGCTACATTCTTCAATGTACTTCTCCATGACATTTACTGTTGTCTCTGGCACTCCTGGTGTTTCAGTTAGTGCCAGTCCTACGGGATTTAGTCCGTAAGGCATAGAGAAACAATCTCCAGGTCCATTACATATTTCTCTTAAATCTGTGGGATTAGCCTCTATACTTGTAAATAATGTTTTATTCTTAGCTAGACTGGCTGCACCTTCATTAGTGATTTCTCCTTCATAATATACAGTCTCTAAGCTTGGATTATAGTGAAATGTTGCTGTGCCGATTACTTGTCCTGGATTATGTTCCCAATTTAGTGGAACCTCTACTCCGTCAAATCTTTCTAATTCGGCTTTAGTGTATAAATTATTATTTCTGCTAATTCTTGGAATTAATGCGACACCAGATATTTTAGCAGATTCTGATACTTTGGTATAAGCTTCTAATCGCATAACTAATTTCTCTATATTTAGTATAATAAGAAGCGATATGACGTATCAACGTTCTTTATCGCCTCACTCCCTATAGGACGTTAATTACTCTTGGTGTATAATACTATAAGAATTAATAGATTGACCTCAATGATGAGTTATTTCTTCTCATGGCGTTCTCACGATACGCTTCTTGGTCAAACTATGAATATGTAATGCCATATCCGATAATATGTAATAGTTTTTCGGTTATTTAAACACTCTTAACAGCCTTACAAACACTACATTCTGCTATATTATTGCCGATTAGTGTCATTTGTGCCGATTCACAATTACTACAGGTTAATTTGGATGTTTTATATCCTCTCATAATAATTCTCTCATCACTTCAAATAATGTGAAGGCAGTTCCCATTATTGCTATGACGTAGTAGAATTTTCTTTCTTTCCCTTTTTGTTGTTGGTCCATACTGTTAAAATGATTATCTAGATTCACTTCTACTTTTGTCATTCTATCACATAAATTATCTACTTTATCATTAAGTCCGTCTAAGTTATCCAGGATTCGTTTAGTCAAGTCGTCGAAATCTACTGGCATTGACATCCACGCTTCGTACATAGTGAGTGTTGTGATTCCTTACACATCTTACACATTCTTTTCTTCTTGGGAATGACACTCTTAACTTCCTCAAGGTTGAATTTATTAATATGTTCTTTCTTTATGTCCTGTGCGTTCATAGCCACAGTATTTGCCATATCTTGATTAGCCTTAATCTCCTCATCATCTGGGAGTTCCATACCTGTATTCTCTCGGAACCATTCTCTACCCTCATTCTTTGTTAATAGTCCACTATCTACTAGGTCCTTAACTTGTCCTACTTCTAACTCTACTACATTCTGAGTTGTGAATCCTATAGTGAGGTCAACCTCGTCTGGGTCGAATCCGTTCTGTATTAATATACTGTCAAATAATTCTGTCTTTAATTTGTTAGATAGGTATCTCTGATAACCTCTGACTCGCTTCATTACGATATTGTCTGTTGTCTCTGAACTAGCTCTACTTGTGAAATCTCCTGTCATAATATCGTGTGGGAATTGGGTCCCTAGTTCAAATGATTTCTCTATATGTGTGATGTAATCTGTGTACTTACTATTACCTGTTGTCTCAAAGAATTCAATCTCTGGCTTTATCTTCTGGACTCTTTTATCTCCTGGCTTGTATCTCTGCCATCTTGTTGCCTCTTTCTCTAGATATGTGTCACTGGCTCCAGGATAAGTGATAGTAGTAATTGGATAAGCATTATTTAATATGATGGCTCCCATGGCGTCCTCTATACCCCACATGATTTCTATTAGTGGTGCAGTAGTACGATTCCCTACTGTTCTTGGAATAGCTAGACTATAGAATAATGATTTTCCCCATGCCTGTCTGGAATAATTGGTTAAGTTGAATTCAATAAACTTTCCTAGTTTGCCCTCTCCTAGTTTGTCTGTCTGACCGTTCTGTGTCCTATGTTCATAGTATTCTAGATTACCTGATATGTCTCTCTTTTTAGCTATGATGGTTGCCATATCAACTTCTAGAACATCTTGGACATCATTCTCATCTAACTTTTCTAATATACCATTACCTGTGATTAGTACGGTAGTGACGAGTGATTCAAATTTGTCATAGAAATTTGTTGATCTAATCCATTCCTCAATTAATGTCTTGGCTTTTTCATTCTCTGTGTTCACTGTCATCTCTGTGCCAGTGATTAATTCTGAATATGATGACACTGCTATTTGAATCTGTGGTGTACGGTCATGATATTTTAGCAGCCTTTCAAATGTTACTTGGACTGGTTGTTCTCTAGAGAAGTCACTTCTAACTATTTTGGCTAGTGGAACCTTTGCCTCTACAATCTTAGGCAGAGCCTCACTTACTATAGGATTTCCTATGCTGTCTCTAGTTGTAAATATCAAGAAGATGGACCCTCAAGGATAAGTAACTCTTGTCTGTTCAGTGTCGATTCCTGGACACCTGACTTTGATAATTCCAATTTAATGTTATAGATATTAGGTGGTGGCATTTCATTATCTCCTACTGCGTACTCGAATGTTCCACCTGTAGCAGAACTAATTGTTGCAGTCTTTCCGAAATAATCTCCCCATCTATAATTTTTGTATAATCTTATTTTGAGTGTATATCCTGTTAGGTTTTTCTTTTTTGTATATGATTGATTAGTATAAATTGTGCCAGTTAGTTTGTTTTCAGAACTAAAATCATCACGATACCATTTGGGCTGGTCCATGATTAAGTACAATCCATAAGCCAATTCACACTTTTTTGTTATTGATATATAAAGAGAATTAATTATTCATAGGAGAATAGTTCTCTTTGCAGGTCTCTCTTGCCATTACTCTTGATTTATGAGTGTGACAAGGAAGGATTCTAGGAGTCATGACTCTTACATCTCCCACAGTAATTCATTGAACAATTAATACATGAACAATGACAGTCTTTCTCACGTTTTGCTAATGCGTTAGGATTCATACTATCTCTCTACACGACACTATATATTAATCATTCCATCAACTATTATTGATAACCAGCTTGAAAGCTTTAAAGCTTACAGGTTGAAAAATATATTAATAAAAAAATAAAAAAAATTAGTTATATGACCAAAACATACTTCTAATCTGTTTATCTGTCTTTTCTAAGCATTGATTGAAGACTTTACTGTCACAATCAGAACATAGATTGACTGATACTCCTGCTACATCTGTATGTAGTCCTTTAACAGATGGACAATTCTCACAATTTCTGAATTTTAGCATACTTAACTATACATATCTTAATATATATAATTTGTGATTTTTGCTTATAAAAGAAATTGATTAATCTGGTATAGGTAGCCCACCATTGGACCTGAACCAGGCTTGAATCATTCTAGTCGTATAGTGGAGTTTTGTTGTCTCCTCGTTATCTTTGCTCTTTTTGAGAGATTTCTGTTTGTTATTAATGTTCTCGAATAATGTCTCAATACTGTCTATGAATTGCACCATGAGTTCGCCATGATTCCTTGGTCTATTATTCAATGTATAATCTCCATCCTACTCGTTTAAATCTCTTTCCCTTAAACTCGAATATCATTATATTTCACTCTCCACGTATAATTTCTTTAGTGCAGCCTTTTGCATACATCTCCGACAATCTTCAGATATTGGTATAATCATGTTGTTCTCCAGGAATCCTTAACTCTATAGTGCATGAAGCAACAGTCTATGTACTCTTTCTCACAGATATTGCAATAGATAACGTGCCTATTACATTCACATTTTTCATCAATACACACTGGGTTATGCTTACCGTCTCTAGTTGGATTTGGTGTATCTCTACGCCTCTGTGTCCTCGTCATCTATAATCTCCTTAATCACTGAAGTTGGCACATTCTCTAGGTCCTTAATTACTATGCCAATACGATTAATCTTATCCTCTTTTTCCTTGTATAACTTGTAACCATTATTAATATCTCTGATAGCCTTTACATATTCTGCATAGGTATTAGCAAATAGAATGGATAAAGACTCTTTACTGTTCCTGCCTATTGTCTTGCCAGTGGCTTTAATAATGAATTCTTGAACTCGGTCTTTATCATTCATAGGATTCTGTTTTCATTACGACACTCTTTGATTTAACTTTATTGATTTCGTCTGTTTTCACTAGTTATTCTCCATGACATCATAATGACCATAGTCGAATTCTTTTAGGTCCCAACAAGCCATGATGAAACAATCCAGGACATCTGCGTTGAGTTCCTCTTTGTCTATGCCACCTTTCTTATCAAACTTGGCTGCTCTCATCTGTGATATTAGTTTAGTGTGATTAGGGTGGATTCTTACCTTGCCGTTCTTTACCATCTGTGCAGAGTTAATTGTCATTTTGGACCTAAGTGATTGGATATTCGCTGACTCGTGGTCTCTGATTTGGAGTCCGAAATTAATCGGTAGAGCTGGTATTCCTCTCTCCTCAAGGTCTCGAATAAAGCCTGGATGTGCCGAGTCGATTTTGCAGTTAGAGTTGTATCGCTTTGCCATATCTTCCATAACATCAAGCATAGCACTCGGGCTTGGTCTTGGGAATTCGTTGGCTTCTGTGACGTAGAGTGTGTCATCTCTTATCTCTGCTCCAAGTACACCGAAATTGGATGAACCAAATGCAGGGTCTCCATAGCAACCACCTCTACCACCGATAATATCAAGGTCATATTCCTCTAAGACTCCTTCAATGTTTTCATATATATCTCCTACACCAAATCCATACTTAAGGTTATACTCTCTCTCAAATGATGGAGATTTCTTTGCTGTCTCTATATCTCTCTCTAAGAATACCTTACCTAAGCCTATTGTATAGTCCATCTGCTTCATTATATAGCCATTATCTTTCTCATCTTCCATTCTCTCGAATAATCCACCAGGAAGATTAGGTGTACTTATCATGAGTATATGTGGATTAGTCTTTGGTATGTATCTCTC